CAATACACCTGTCGGTGCCCTCGCGACTGCTCTCCGTTCACAGGGCGCTGCACGTCAGGCTGCGATGGGGCGCATTGCTGCAGCGACTGGCATCTTCGGCTACTTCGCTAACATGGCGGCAGAAGGCAACCTGACCGGAACGGAAAGCCCTAACAGGGACGAGCAAGCAACGATTGGCTCAGCTCGTCCACCTATGTCGATTAAGATCGGTGACGAATGGGTCAGCTATCAAGGCTTCGACCCTGTTGCGGCTCAGCTGGCCATGGCTGCTACTGCTGTTGACCGTCACAGCAAGGGGGAGAATATCTCTGAGTCGGTGATCGGAGCCATTACAGGTCTTGCTGACGCTCTTTCGAAGTCGACGTATATGCAGAGCGTCTTCCAGACTGTCGACATGATCAAGGAAACGGCTGACTCTGTCACGACAGGGAAGAAGCTTGGTCCTGCAATGACCAACTTCGGTGCAGGCTACGCTGCTACGCTGGCCACTCCTGCTGGTCTCCGTTGGTACAACCAAAGCTTCAATGATCCTGCTCTGCGAGACTCGACTGCAGATACCTCTATCGGAGGTAGAGCCGTAGCTCGTGCGCAGGTGGGTTGGCCCGGGTTCTCTGAGCAGCTGCCTCAGCGTCATGATGTCTTTGGTCGGCCTCAGTTGAACGCTCGTCAAGATCGTCAGGTGGAACAAGATCCTGTCGTCAACGAAGTCGTACGTCTCGAAGAACTCTCTGACAAGATCCTTGTCGGTCCCGTAGGAAGGTCAGTCAAGATCAACGGAGAGACTACGAAGCTGGATTCAACCCAGTATCAAGCGTATCAGAAGTTAGCCGGCGAGTACCTGCTCTCTGATCTGAAGGAGGAAATGGCGACCGCGGAATGGTCGACATACAGCGACGAGGATAAGCTAGAAGTGATTAAGGAAATCAGAGACACCGCAAGGGAGGACGCGAGGGCGGATCTCTTCTCCGAAGAAGCACCCGTGGAAGAAGCAGTCGAGTAATGGAGGATACACCGTCGGTTAGACTCGCTCTACTCGAAGAGCGAATGGAACAACTCATGCAAAAACTCGAAACCAAAGAAGCAGACTTCCTCCGGATTGAGGGCAAACTTAACGAACTCCTTACCCTGAAGAATCAGGGGATGGGCGCTATTTGGCTGGCCTCGCTGCTCCTTGGTTCAGGTTTGATCGCGGGTATCACTACCTTCGTGACTTGGATTAGAACGTAATGCACGATCTCGATGAAGCGTTAGAATACCTCCTCGAACACGAGGGAGGTTGGAGCAATCACAAGGCTGACCGCGGCGGTGCCACGATGTACGGTGTCACACAGGCTACGTATAACGCCTATCGCAAGCAGAAGGGCAAGCCCTCCCAGACAGTCAGGAACATCACGAAGGACGAAGTCCGTGATCTGTACGTGACGATGTACTGGAAGGCTGCCGGCTGTGACAAGCTGCCTTGGCCTATCTCGTATCTTACGTTTGATGCTGCTGTGAACTCTGGCCCAAAGCGTGCAGTAGGCTGGACCCAGTCTGGTTTACGTCTAAAGCCAGACGGCGTAGTAGGCCCAAATACCATAGCTGCTGCTCAGAAGGTAGTTCAGGAAGGCGACGGTAAAGCGCTCCTATCCATTGTAGATCGTCGAGTAGAATTTCTTGCAAGGCTAGTGCAATCGAAGCCGAGTCAAGCTGCGTTTCTCCTTGGATGGTGGAGACGAACGATGCAAGTCCTTGCGAGATCGCTTCTCGCTGAAGTTCAGGAGTAAGGTTCATGGGCATTCCAATCTTGGGAGACATCATTGACGCTGTCAAGGACATCGTTGGTGAGGTCGTTGTCGACAAAGACAAGAAGAACGAGATCAACTACAAGCTGGCAGAGCTGGCCGATAAGGCGGAGTCTCGCGTGCATGAGCAGGTCATCGCGCAGATCGAGGTGAACAAGGTCGAAGCTGCATCAGGCTCTATCTTCGTTGCGGGTTGGCGTCCCTTCGTGGGCTGGGTCTGTGGCGCAGGTCTTGCTACTCAGATCATGGTCTTCCCTCTCATAGATCGTATCTTCGGTTGGTCAATGGCATTCGATACTGAGCTCCTCATCTTGACGATGAGTGGTATGCTAGGCATCGGTGGCATGAGAACCTTCGAGAAGATCCGCGGAGTCTCTACGAATAACTATCGAGACGTTCCTGCACAAAAAGAAGCCCCGGAAGCAGAGCCTGCCCCGGAGCCTGAGAAGGTCCGAAGACCTCGTAAATTCAGTCTGTAAAAGATGACCCCGGAAGGATCTCTCCCTCCGGGGTTTTTCTTTGTCAGGTTACTTCACAGCTGCTGCCAGTGCAAGCAAGTTCTTGACTGCTCGTAGTGTGATCTTCTGTTTCGTAGTGGCGGAGATCATCCCAGTCGATCTTTGGTTCGGGGTGTGCTTCGATCCACTTATCGTATTCTTCTTCTGTGATGGCCTGATAAGGGGCCTGTCGGTAGTTGCCGCCGTCGTGAGGAAGGAAAGCAACTCCTGATAGTTTATCGAACTTCTCGTAGACCCATGCTGCAACATCGAGCCATTCCTCCTCCTTGATGTTGACCGTGGCCGAAGGCTTGTGTTCACACCAATGATCCTGCAGGTGTTCCCAAAGCGTAAGCGCTTCTACTGCATTCTGCCCCTCCCTCGTCACGGCCTTATCCGGCGACTTAACAGGGAAGTAAAAGACCGACGTCGTCTCAGGCTTCGTCACGTCGGGCTCACAGTAGACACCTGCGTCCCTCATGAACTGCGTAAGTGGGTCTTTATTATCTCCTCGAACAGTACGTAGGTAAAATGGACTATGACGCGGATGAAGTCCACTAGCGGAGTCAACCAGCTGAGAGACAGTACCAGAAGGCTTGACACAAGTAGTAGCAGTGCTGGGGTTGATGCCCAAACGGGCTGCCCACTGGACGTTCGTGTCAATGACTTCCTGTCTAAGCGCACTGAGAACAGAAGGCTTTGACAGAACTTCGAGATTGTCGCATACACCCGTAAGGGAAACGCCGAGAAGTCTTTCTTCATCGCATGTGTCCTTCCACTTCTTTCTCAGGTACTTGAAGTCAGTGAAGCTGGATTGGATTGTTCCAAGGATAGCGGCAATACGTGCCTTTCGTACAAGACTTTCAAAAGTGTCGCTGTCACGAACGACAATTTCCGTAAGGTTACAGAATTGGAATGGACGGAGAATGATTTCTGAGCAAGGGTTAGTTCCAAACTCAAACGACGAATCTCGTCTTCCGTTTCTTGCAGCAATGTTCTGACAGGCGTATCGAGAGAAGATCCCGGGCTCTCCTGACTTACTGTCATACAGTTCCTTCCACTTCTTCATGAAGAACCCGACGTCAGGACGACGGTGAGGGTACACGGCAGAGTTGTTAGCGAGAGCTCGCTGACCATTCCGCTTGATCCCCGGCTCATCCCACCAGACACCGGACTTCGACATAGCCATCCGCTCATCTGTACAGTCGAACAGCGAGATCAGTGCAGAGCGACGTACACCACCGACAACAACGATGTCGGCGATCTTACACATCAGGTCGTGGCATTCCAGACTGGTAAGGCGTCGTCCTCTAGATCCTTCAAAGAGCTGAACACTGAACTCAAAAAGATTGACCAAAGGCTCTGGTCCTGAAGCACGTCCTCCAAAAGTTTTAAGTCTTTCTCCTGCACCCCGCACGCGGCTAGTATCCCAGCGGGGGATCTGACCTGCAATGAGTAGGGATATAAGCTCTCGGAAGGCTCGTGCCCATCCCTCTTTACTATCACCAACGACAATGCAAGTGTCGGTGTGAATGAACTGTTCTGAGATCCTTGGGAGCTGGTCAACGTATTTTCCTTCAACTGAGTAGCCGACACCAGTGCCGCACATGAGAATGTACATAGCCTCGTCGAAGCTACGAGGGCTGTCGACGGGAAGGTACGCACAGTTATACGCAGGGACGTGGCAGCGGTCAAGGGTTTCACCTGCAGTCATCATTGCCCGCATCGAGGGCATCACCTCGAAGTCGTAGATGGCTTGGTAGATCTCTTCCCAGTCCCCAATCGTGCCGGCCCAATTCGTCTGCTTGCCGTAGTAATCAACGAGACGCTTGACCGTCTCATCCCAGTTCTCTCGGCGCTTCTCCTCTTCTAGCCATCGTGCGTATCGGCTCTTGTAGATAAAGCTTGTATATAGATCCTTAAATGCCAATCTCTTCGCCTCCTGAATTAACTACCGAGACCTGTCCAGTCTCTTTCAAAGTCGCTTTCACTGACCCGTCGCAACTGTATGGAGTCGTCAGCGCAAAGCCTGACAAAGACCCATGGCGAACGTCGCCGAGCTTTCCATACGAGTCCGTTAGGACTGACTGCGAGGAAGGTTCCATCTGCATCTTCTGCTCCCAAAGTTCTCGGGTCATGTACGATAGTCGTAACGGGCCCCACTCAGAGGCCTCGATTCCGCAGGGGACGAAGCCGACTCTCCGTGTAATCCACCACGCCCCCTTCTGAAGGATTGGTGTCTTGCCTCTGAGTTCGGTAGCGGCTGTGTTCTCGAATACCCATTGTAGCATAGCCTTTGCTGTAGAGAGGGCACGGGCTCCTCGATCTTCGAAATAGAAGTGCGGTTCGTAGACACCTTCTTTAACGTAATCGAGGAGGCCTATGTTACCTCGTGCATCTGTTATAGCGTAGTTCCTTGTATCAGACACCCAATCAGGGGGCCAGAAGCAAGGCAGATCCGCCATGTATTTATCCGTTTGCGCCGCAATATCAGCAGCCGATAACGTCCGTCTCACGGTCGACAACGGCAGGGGAGGGGAATCCGTGGTGGGTGTCGACGTATCGTTGCAGGAACCAGATGGCTTTGCGAATGTCTTGGTCATTTGGGTTGCCCTCCTTCTTTCCTGCGCGGGCGATGTACTTCAAGGCTGAGCCGAGGTGGTAGTCAAGTCCCCAACTCTCGATGACTACGATAGGCTCAGGTGAGAGGTTGCGGTAGTGAGGCGGCTCAATGGGATTCTCTGCTTTCGACACGAGCTGACTCATGTACAGATTGTGTTTAGCCTGTTCTTCGTAATACTTCTCTCGAAGATCATCATAGTGGCTCATACTTTACTCCTTTTTCCTGAAAACCAGAGGCCACAAGACTGACACATGATTCGCTGCACAACCATGGAGCGGGTCCGTCGCACACCTCTTTGATGAACGTGTACGGATCCACAGGCGGGACACGCAGAGGGATCACTGAAGCCCAAATGAGGATGTTCTTTGCAGAATGGCCTGACTTTGTAATAGAGCTTAGCGAGAAGGCGGACGTCCTGTATACAGTATTTTCGCATCTTTGCTTGGGCACGTGAATCCCCCTCGAGAACCTCCTTCCAGAGATTGAAGCCTTGGTGCTTGACCTTGCCGCCGAGACCAAGGAAAGGCCCGATGAAAGCAAGGCGGTTCATAAAGAACCCCAGCTTCTTCACAGTCTTGATAACGTCGATAGATGTAACAGGCGGGAGAGGAGGTAGGCTGTGGCGGAGGAGTTCACCGTTGATCTTGGGAAGGTCGTACTTGTCTCCGTTGTAGGTTACGACAGCATCTGCTTCGATGATGGCGTTCCTCGTGGCTTGTAGCATCTCGTCCTTCGTGTGCGTCCACGTCGAGTAGAACTGAAACTCCTTCTCGTCTGAGAACTTCAAGCAGATGCAGAGAAGACCTCCGTCTTCTACGATCTGGTCAGGCATGATGTTCTGATCCCATGCTTGCCAGACGAAGGCCTTGACAGGAGACCACTCAATGTCCAAAAAAAGCAATCGCGGTTTATTCGTCAAGCTCAAGCCCCTCTTCTAGCTCATTGTAATACTCTTTTAGAGTATCGTAATCGAGGAGTCCCTCTGCGAGAAAGTAGTCAAAGATTTCAACAACATTCACGTAAGGAATCCCGAGAAGCACTGCGGTATTACGGAGAAATGCTGTCTCCTGCTGCTCTTCCTTTTCTTCGTCGTCCACTTGATTTCCTCTTCTTTTTGCGGGGCGGGGCAAGGAACGGATGCTGTGGTTGATCCAGATAGTCCGCGATCTTACGCAGCAGCGTCGCGTCCCTATGCCTCCCTATTAGGTATTTGTTACAGTAGCCGCAAGCGATACCCCGGACATATCCTGTCTTGTGGTCGTGTTCGACTGCGAGATTGCGCCCCTCCTCTTCGGGAGTTTTCCCACAGATGGCGCAGCCCCCTCCTTGTTCTTCGAGGATCTTCTCATAATCCTCAAGACCGAGTCCGTAGAGTCGGCGGAGATACAGGTCTCGCTTGCGGCGTATCGGCTCACTCGTCGAAATAAGCCACCTCAATCCCCATGGAAGCCATCGCCATCAGCAGTGCCGCGGAGAGACCCTCTGTGCCAATGGCAGCAAGACTACAGAAGATCTCTCCATTCGGCAGACGGATCTCGTACTCATTGAGATCGTCAGGACGTGACTTCTTCTGGATCACGAGGGGAGTCTTTTCTTCCTCCTCGCCGAGACCAAAGAAGTATCGCGAGAAGTCGCCATCAAAGTTCGTAGACATCTGGTTCTCTTTCTACATGGGTTGTTTCTAGAATCCAATTTGCAAATTGCAATAGCTCTTCTTGTGAAGCGCTGTTTTTCATCGCATTGGCTTTCATCGAGAGGACTTGAATATTGTCCGGCGTGTATCCCTTCTTCGGGTTAATCGCATCAATTGACATTGCGTACTCAGTGTGCGATTGAAAAGGCGTTTTTAATGCTGGGCAACACGGCGGGATTATAATATCTTCTTTTGTTATTGTAAACTCTACATCTTTTGCGCGAGCTCTCCCTTTTGCACGAATCAGGAGTCGGTACTGGTCATCTTTTATCCGCTCTTTCTGAGCGAGGCTGGCTTTCTCCCTATAGAACACGACCTTGCCATTCTCAATACTGCGCCGGTAATGCTCCCTCGCTTTTCTTCGATTATACTCAGGTCTGCATCCATCACAGATTTTTGCGCACGAGTTTCTATGAAAGACTTTAAAAGAAGTCTCGCAAATGGCACATTCACGCAGTTTCATACACGTCAGGCTCTCTCTCAACGTGAACCAAATACCTCGGTCCGCCGCTGTACAAGAAGGTGCGGAGACCCCTGCCATTGTTGCTGCCTCTCCAACAGTCGTGCTTGAAGGAGCAGTAGGAGCAGTTCGTAGGTAGCTTCATGTTACCTGACTTGCCGTCAGGGACGGGGGCGAATGCACGAGGAACGTCTTCTGCTGCGATGTTCTCTCGTTGTTGCGCAATGACGGGTGCGGGTGGATTCGCAGCGATAGTATTCTCGTCGAGATCGTAGTAGCAGATGGCTCCATTTTCTTTGTTGATGACGAGGAATCCTGCTTCTTTCTTCCTGTCTAGTGCGTGGGCGTATCCACAGAGCTGATTAATATAACCGAAGGGATCATCGTCAGCGAGCCGGCCCTCCTTGAACTTCTGGAAGGCGAATCCCGAAGCAGACTTAACGTCAACGACTACGCCATCAATGACAGCGTCGATGTGACCAAGGACTCCGTCGACTTCGACCTCAGCTTGTTCCTGCTCGACGACATGCCCCGAGGACTTGGCGAGAAATAGGAGGAGGATTTCCGCCATGTCGCCGAACAGGAATTTCATATGCGTCGTAGGTGTAAGCTTTTCTCCTACGTCCGCCTTGTTATTGTTGTACCAGATCTGACAACCCGGCTTACCAATTGAGGACATTCGAAGCCCTTCACTTCGTTCTTGTCGAGAGAGCCTGCGGCGAAGCACAGACTTGAACTGTTCCGCTGCCTCGTCCAGCAGGCTCTCGTCGGCAATGAAATCGACGTCTTCATCGAGGAGGGATAGAATGTCCTGTGGTAATGTGCTTGGATGTTTCATTCAGCCTCCTGAAATTAAGGGGGAAAAGACCTAGTGTCCCCCGGCACCGCCTCCGCTCGACGGGAGGAACCCTTGGTGCGCGCTGATTTTCTGAGAGCTTTCGCGACTGCAAAAAATCTTCTGAAGCGTAGGGCGTCTGTCTCTTCAGTATTGCAAGGAGAGAGGAACTGTCTCTCCTCGCATCTTGTGCCGGCAAGATGCCGAATGGAAGGCCTTAGCCCGGGGTTTATTTAAATTCTCTTTTCGGCTCACATATTCTAAGTTCTCTGGTCGATTGTCCAGAGCATTCTCATTTATATGAGAGACGTCAAGTTGATTTAAATTCTCCCCGAGAAAAGCTTCTGCAACAAGCTTATGCACTTTGTAACACTTCCGTCGAAAAATAATATGCATTCGTTTATAACGAGGTCCGCACTTTTCGACGCAACCGTAAGTAGCATTTAACTGTCTTATTCGTGTGCCTCCGTTGGGCATCGAGACCTGATATTCTTCTGAACGAATCCTACCAAGACTTGAGGCACAAAGGAAAGGGACACTGGGTACTGACCGCCACTCTTCAGTGGTGTTCATGGATCAATACCCCTTATCAAAAGGGATATCGTCATCCATGTCGAGACCGAGAGAAGCAACCTTCTTCTTGGTCTCGGGCTTTGCTGCCTTCTTCTCAGTCTTCGCCGTGTACTGCGACCAGTCGTCAGCGTCCTCTCGTTCACCTGAACCTTCTGGTGCTTCGTACTCGACGTGGCTCAGTACGATCATCGAGACAGGATAGATGCGAGGCTTACCCTGCCGGGGTCGCCAGACGTTGAACTTCATCGCTCCCGTCGACTCGTTACCGATGAGTCCATCTTCCTTCCAGTCCCACTCGCTGCCGTCCAACTTGAAGACCTTAATGCTCTGAGCTTCACCATCCTTATCGAACTCGTCGAGACGGAACGAGATCTGATCTTCGAGATCATCCATCTTGTTCTTGACCTTGTCGAGAAGGCCGGCATCACGAAGCATGATCTTCGTTTCCTTGGTGAGGTTTCCGAAGATGACCGAATACTCTCGGCCCCACCGGTCAGGCTCACCCGTCTCAGGGTTCATGATCTTCCGCTGCTTGTTGTAGTTGTCCCGAGGCTTATCCAGCTTCGGCCAGTACACAGTGCCTTCAATTATCAATGTCGTTCTCCTGTCTGATTCTGTAAGGGTATTATACCAAGGTTTTGTGCAAATGTCAAGGATTTTTTATAGAAAAATTTCAGCGAACAGAGGAGGCTGGTCCCAATCGTAAAGACCCATATAACCCCCGGAGGCGTTGACACAGGCCTCATGCGCCTTGATCCGGTCAGCCTTGTCCGTGAAGTTAAAAGCCTTCGCAACGTGGGCTGCAATGAGATACCTCCGAAAGAACTCCTCGTGTTCAGTGATGACGTAGTTGTCTACTCCCTTTCTAAAGGCTTTGAAGAAGCCTTCAATGTACTCTCCGTTCAGGCAGGGCGTCCAGCCCTCTTCGAGAAGAACAGCCTCAGCTTTCTGCAGGTTTCGGACGAGGATCAGGGTGTCTCGATCCGTGTCCATTACTGGTGGATCACACACGTAGCGGGATCCGATGGGGTGACTCATCAAGACTTGTTGTAGAAACACACTAACCTCCTTATTCATCTTTGGTCCAAACATACTGAGAGTTGCCTGTCTTGAACTCTATACGGCGGTGTGACTCTTCCCCGTCGAGAATGTACTCGTCAGACAGAATCTCTGTG